CCGAATACGACCGTCGGGCCGCTGCTCCCCTCACCGGAGACACCGAGTGAACCGCCCGTGATCGATCGGTTCGCCCGCCTCCGCTCTGGGCCCCGCCAGCTCACCGACGGCGAGCGCCTGACGGCCTTCGTCGCGATCGCCCTGGTCCTCGTCGCCTCGGAGCTCTGGACCGGCGATCCCGGCGCCTGGTCGGTCGGCTTCGCGACCGGGATCCTGCTCGTCCTCGCCGATCGCTGGCTGGTCCGCCGCGGTGGCTGAGCAGGACGTCTTCACGCCCGACGAGGTCGCCGAGCGATGGCGGATCCAGCGATCCACGGTCCTCGAGATGGTCCGCGACGGCCGCCTGGCGAAGCTGCCGCTCCGGAAGGTCCGGATCCCGCGATGGAGCGTCGAGGCGGTTGAGAGAGGCGGCTACGATGACGACGATGGGAGCGCACGGCGAGGGCGGGATCGCGCGGCGGAAGGACGGCCGGCTGAGCGTCCGGATCACGATGCCGAGCGGCCGGCGGATCGAGCGAACGGTCCCCGCGATGAAGGACGGCCGCGCCCAGCGCCGGCTTGCCGGTCGGCTCCTCGCCGAGCTCGTCGAGGCCCGCCGTGCCGACCTCGAGCCAGCGTCGCAGACGCTCGCGGTCTACCTCCGCTCGTGGCTGGCGGGGCTGCGTGATGCCCGCCACGCCCGGGTCCGGCCGCGGACGCTCGAGTTCTACTCGATGATCGTCGAGCAGCACATCATCCCGGCCCTCGGTGGCCATCGCCTCGAGCGCCTATCGGAGCGCCACGTCCAGGCCTGGCTCGACGCGGATCCCGGCGCGCCCCGATCGATCCATCACCACCGAGCGGTCCTGCGCCGGGCCCTCAACGTTGCGGTCCGCCAGCGGATCCTCGCCCGGAACCCCGCCATCGCGGTCGAGCTGCCAGAGCTCGACGAGTTCGCCGGCGAGCCACTGACGATCGCCGAGGCGCGGCAGCTCCTCGAGGCGACCTCGGGGGAGCGGCTGGGTGCCTTGTGGCGGCTCGCGCTCGTCACCGGCCTCCGGAGCTCCGAGCTCACGGGGCTCGCCTGGGACGACGTCGACCTCGACGCCGGCGCGGTCACCGTGAGGGCCCAGCTGGCCCGTCTCGACGGCGCCTGGGTCCGCGTTCCGCCGAAGCCCGGGCGGACGCTCGCGAGGATCTCGATCGATCCGGCGACAGTCGCGGCGCTTCGCGCCCATCAGCGCCGGCTGGTCGAGGAGCGCCGGCCGGAGTGGCGGTTCTGGGGCCTCGTCTTCGTCACCGCCGGCGGGCAGCCCTGGGGCCGCTCAGAGATCCTCCGGCAGTTCCACGCGGCCTGCGATTCGGCTGGCGTCTGGCGCCGGCGCCTGCACGACCTCCGGGTCAGCGCCGCGACGCTCCTCCAGGAGCTCGGTGTCGAGGAGCCGGTCCGGATGGCAAGGCTCGGCCACACGACGACGCGGATGGCTCGTCACTACGCGATCGCCCGGGATGAGCTCGATCGCGACGCGGCGACGAAGCTTGGCGAGGCGATCGGATGACCCGGTTCGGTGGCAGATTCGGTGGCAACGCTGGCGGAGAGGGTGGGATTCGAACCCACGAGCTCTTGCGAGCTGCCTGTTTTCAAGACCGTAGGCTCGCCTCAGTCCACTTCGAGCGACCGCTCGGATGAGCGCAGTCAGCGTGGATCGATTGAGCCCATCATTGTCCGACGTGAGCGACGGTTCGGTGGCAGATTCGGTGGCAGGCTCGCGATCGCTGCCGGCCGATCGATGGTCCACGCGACGAGTCGCCAAGGAGCTCGGCGTCTACCCGCAGGACGTCCTCCGCCTCGTCGCCAACGGGACCATCCCTGCGACGAAGATTGGGCGGCGATGGGCGATCGATCCGGCCGCCGTCGCGGCGATCGTCCAGCAGCTCGTCGCGACGCGGGACGCGATCGGCGAGACCCGCGCCTGGCGCCTCGGCGAGCTCGAGACACTCCGCGTTGAGGTCGAGCGGCTCACGGGCAAGGTCCGTCGGCTGGATGCACAGATCGAACGGAAGCGACGTCCAGCGAAGGGCCGCGGGATCTGGATCCCTCCCAAGCTGCGATTCGCGGTCCTCGTTCGGGATGGCTATGCCTGTCGCTACTGCGGGCAGCGCCCGCCGGCTGTTGTCCTCCACGTCGACCACGTCATCCCGGTCATCGACGGCGGCGACACGATCGAGGACAACCTCGTCACGTCATGCTCGATGTGCAATCTCGGCAAGGGCCGCCGCCAAGCTCCCCATCCCGGCCTGTGACGCTGGCCATGTCAATCTCGCTGACCGATCGTCAGCGGGAAATCCTTCGATTGCTCGCCGATGGACTGAGCCGACGCCAGGTGGCGCACCGCCTCGGCTGCTCCCCCCGGACCATCGATAGTCACGTCGCACACGCCCGGTCGAAGCTCGGCGTCGCCGACGTCCCGTCGGCTTGGCGCGCGCTCGGCTGGCTCGTGCCGGACTCCGCCGACTACGACAACTAGCGGATAGCGCTCGCCCCCGCCTCGGCCGCACTCTCACCGGGTGACGCCCCTTTCGACGAGTCCGTGGACCGCCGTCGAGGCGTCAGTCCGTCCCTCGACTCCGGCGGCCGGGTTCTTCCTCCTCTCGGCCGCCGGCATCTCCCGCTGATGCGCCTCCTCGCTAGCCCGTCCTACGATCGGGCCGTCCGCCTGCTCCGGCTGGCGCTCCTCGTCGCAAACTCCCTCGCCGCGCTCCTCGCCATCGTCCTGACGATCCGGGGCGGGCTGTGAGTGAGTGGGCCTCGACCACACCCCAGACCGACCCCGAGGGAGCGCCAGCGGCGCGCCCAGGACGAGGCCCGCAGGGCGGCGACGTATGACGCTTACCCTGGCACGACCGCTCTTCCTCGGGTCCAGCTCTTCCTCGTCGCCTTCGCCGACGGAGAATCCTTCGACGGAGAACGGGTCGACACCGACGGGCTCAGCGCCCGGGAGTTCATCCCCGGCCTCACCCTCGAAGGGCGGCGTCGGTGGCTGGCTACGCGGGTCGTGGCGGCCCACGCTCGACTCCTCGAGCGGATCGGATCCGGCGAAGCCGGTGAGCCGGCGTGACCAGGCGATCGTCGTCCTGGGCTACGTCGCGATCGCCGCCCTAATCGTGCTCGACCTCGCCGTGCTCGCGGGCTGGATCCGATGACCGCCCCAGCCTCGTACGTTGGGCGGAACCGCGAGCAGCTCCACGATGGCGGGTCCTGCCCGTCGAAGGATTGTGTCGCCTGCGCCCATGCCACCGGCAGCGACGTGGCGACCGCTGGGCGCTGGCAACTCTCGGGCCCCGGGATCCGTAGCGCGGCTCACGTCTCCTGCACGTCCGGGCTGACCCAGCAGCAGGCCGCGGACGGCGTCAAGAGCCTGACGAACGGCGAGGTCGTCTGGACGCCGCACTACGACCTCACCCGCCAGCAGATCGTCGACTACGTCGCCGCCTTCGGGCCGGTCGAGATCAGCCAGGCCTATCGCCGGATCCTGTCGTACTCCTGGCGCAACTCGTCGACCTTCACCGGCGGCCACGGGACCCTGATCCTGGCGTTCCGGAAGAACCCGACGACCGGCGTGCTCGAGTGCCTCTGGGACGACCCGCTGGCTGACGGCCGCCTCATGTCCGACGGGAAGCACGCCCACAAGGGCCCGCAGTGGGTCCGGGCCGACGTCGTCCTCGCGGCCGGTGAGGACCGCGGCGGCGGGCCGGGCCAGATCAACATCTGCCTGGCGCCCGATTCGCGCTACGCCGCGAAGAAGGCCGTGAGCCTGGCGCCGCTCCGGACGAGCCCGTCGGGCATCGCGACTCGGGTCGTGTCGATCGCCGCAGGGACGAGGGTCCGCGTCCGCCGGCCCGTCGCGGGCGGTGCCTGGACGCTCGATGGTGTCACCGCCTCGGGCTGGTGGGAGATCGACCAGATCGCCGGCGTCGCCGTCTCGGCGAAGTACCCCGGGCACACCTTCCTGTACGCCGCCGGGCGCCGGCTGAGGGCCGCCTGATGGGCCTCTTCCCCCGCTACGCCCCTGTGCGTGCCACCGAGCCTGAGCTTCGCGATCGACGGCCGCCGCGCAATGTCGGTACCGGCCGCCCGGGAGCGGCGCTGACGGTCCGAGAGGAGGAGGTCCTCGTCGCCATCGTCAATGCCGGCTCCGCGACAGCAGCCGCTGGCGCGCTGGGCGTCTCGCTCCGGACCGTCAGGAACACGGTCAGCAACATGTTCCGGAAGACCGGCGCCCAGAGCTTCACCCACCTCGCCGCCCTGATGTTCCCGATGCTCAGCGATCGCTATCTCGAAACCGTGCAGAGACGACGTACGAGGGCCACCTGATGCCTGAGAAGCCCGTCCTGCGCGACGAGAAGACCGCTCGAGCTGAGGTCGCGAAGTGGCTTCACAAGCCCGAGCACACGAGGCCGCGGCCCGGCCAGGAAGCCAAGACCGCGTCGGACGACTACGAGGACCGGAAGAACCACCACCTGCCGGCGCCGGCGGTGATCCATGACGATCCGGCGGAGGTCTAGAGGAGGACCAGATGGGTAACTACTCGATCACCAACATCTTCACCAAGGAACCCGTCGTCATCGCTGGCGCGATCCGGTCGGTGCTCTACATCGGCGTGCTCGTCGGCCTCGTCTTCCTTGACGACAAGCAGCTCGCGGCGATTGCTCTCGGCCTCGAGGTCCTCCTCGGGCTGTTCGCCCGTCAGGGCTCGACGTCGAGCTCGCAGCCGACGCTCGCGGTCGGCACGGCGGTCAACGCCGGTGCGGCCGTGGTCGCCAGCATCACGCCGCCCCCGGAGCCCACGGCCAACGTGCCCTCGACCGCGCTGGATCCCGGAGATGGCGACGCATGACGCTCGCCCTCCTTCTGGCTGCGCTGATCCTCGCGCTCGTCGAGGAGTTTCAGGCGGGCGGCCGCTCGCTCCTCGGCTGGGCGGTCGTCCTGGTCTGCATCGCACTGCTGGTGGGGAAGCTCGGCTGATGGCTCCCGGCCGGGCGCCCGACAAGCTCGATCAGGCGATCGCCGCTGCTGCACGGCCGGTCGTCCACCTCGAGGCAATCACCCTGACGCTGCCGACGGGCCGGCCGGCCATCCTGCAGGTCCCCGTCGACATCACCGACCTCGAATGGCTCGGCCTGATCGGCGTCCTGCCGCAGGTCCGCGACAGCATGGCCGAGCGCCGGGCGCCCGCGCCGATGCCGCGGATCCTCGTGCCGTCGTGACGATGACAACGAGGATCGTGACCTCTGCTGGGCTCGCGACCTCGGGCCTCGGCCTGGCGCCCCTCGAGGAGTACCTCTCGGTCGAGGCGTGGCTCCTGGCGCTTCCGGGAGACACCGTCATGCGGATCGGCCTGGCCGATGGGACGTCCTACCTGACGAGTGTCGATCGCCTGGTCGAGAGCGATCGCCTCGGCGAGGTTGTCGATCGCTTCCACCTCCAGTGCCGACTGCGGCAGATCTAGCGATGCCCTGGTCACCGCGCCAGCGCTGCAAGGAGCCCGGCTGCCCGGAGCGCCAGGTCGCGCCCCGCTGCCCGCGGCACGAGCTCGTGTCCTCGCGAAACCATCGCGGGATTCGGCGCCAGGCTCGCGGCTACGACCGACAGTACGAGCGCGATCGCGCCGAGCTGCTCGGCCAGCCGTGCGCGCTTCGGCTCCCTGGCTGCACCGGCATCGCCGACACCGCTCAGCACACCGACGAGGGCGGGCTGATCCCGGCCTGTGGCCACTGCAACTTTGCCGACGGCGCCCGCCGCGCCACGGCCGCGAGGGTCGCCTGATGGGTAGGCGGCCGACGCCGACCGCGCTGAAGGTCCTGCGCGGGACCGATCGCCCCGACCGGGCCAATCCGGAGGAGCCGACGCCGCCGGCGCTCGAGGTCGGCGCGGCGCCGCCGGCCTGGCTGCGCGATCGCCGGGCCCGGGCCTATTGGCGCGAGCTCGTGCCCATCCTCTCGGACGCTCGGATGCTGGCGATGACGGACACGACCGCGCTTGTCATCCTGGCCAAGGCGTACGGCCGCTGGCGGGACTACGAGGACTTCCTCGAGACGAACGGCGAGACGTACGACAGCAAGCCTGGTCCCGCGGCCGCCACGCCATCGAACGACGAGCAGCCGGCCCCCGCGCCGCGCGCGCGGCCCTCGATGCTCCGGCCGCGGCCCGAGGTCGCGATGCGCGACAAGGCCGAGGACCGCCTCGTGCTCCTCCTCGGGAAGTTCGGCATGACCCCATCCGATCGCACGCGGGTCGCGGCGCTGCCGCGCCTCATCGGCGATCCCAGCGAGGACTTCCTCCGTGCCCGTCGCCGCGCCTGAGCGTTCGGCGATCGCGCCGGCCTCCGCTCCGAAGCCATCGCTGGCTGACCTCAGCGACGAGCAGGCGGGCGAGCTCGTCACGACCTACGCCCGCGAGGTCCTCGCCGGCCGGATCGTCGCCGGCAACCTCGTGCGGAAGGCCTGCCAGCGCCACCTCGACGACCTTGAGCATGGTGCCGACATGGGGCTCCGCTTCGACGCCGGCGTGGCGGGCTCCGCGATCCGGTTCTTCCCGATCATGTTCCGCCATTACAAGGGCGAGTGGGGTCCGATCGTCGGGGTCCGGGCCCTCGGCGAGCCGGTCGAGCTCGACCTCTGGGAGTGCTTCCTCATCGGATCGATCTTCGGCTGGCTGCGGCGTAACCCGAACCCGGCGAGTGCCAGGCCGTGGATCCGGCGGTACCGTCGGCTCTTTCTCGAGATCGCCAAGAAGAACGGCAAGACGCTCATCGCCGCGGGCCTCGGGGTGATCTTCACCTTCTTCGACGATGAGCCAGGAGCCGAGGGCTACGCGATCGCGACGAAGCGAGACCAGGCGCGTCTGCTCTTCAACGACGAGGTCACCCTCGTCGAGAAGTCGCCCGCGCTCAGTCGCCGGATCCGCACGGCGGCGAAGAGCCTGTTCAACGCCGATACGAAGCAGAAGTTCATGCCGCTCTCATCCGAGGAAGGCGGCGAGGACGGGATCAACCCCCACGACGTCCTCGTCGACGAGCTCCACCGCCACAAGAACCGGGACATGGTCGACCTGGCGAGCAACTCGTTCGGCGCCCGCGAACAGCCGTTCCTCGGGATGTTCACGACCGCCGGCGTCGTCGGCGAATCGATCTGGGGCGAGGAGCACGAGTACGCCGAGAAGGTCGTCACCGGCGTCGTCGAGGACGATTCGCTGCTCGTCCTGATCTACTCGGTCGACAAGGGCGACGACCCGCTCCACGACGAGGCCTGTTGGCCCAAGGCCAACCCGGGGCTCGGGGTGTCACCCAGCGTCGAGGACCTCCGGACCGTCGTCCGCGAGGCGCGCGAGAAGCCCGGTAAGGCGCCGGCGGTCCTGCGCCTCCGGTTCAACGTCCGGAGCCAGGCCGCGACCAGGGCGATCGACATCGACGCCTGGGACCGCAACGAGCCGGCCTTCGCCGCGGCGCCGGGATCCGATGCCTGGCTCGGCCTGGATCTCGGCTGGACGCGGGACCTCTCGGCTGCCCAGCTGTTCGTGCCCGTCGACGACGGGACGTTCGACCTGCGCCTGAAGGCGTGGTGCCCGGCCGAATCGGCCCGGGTCGCGATCGATCGCGACCGGATCCCCTACGACCGCTGGGCGACCGGCGGCTGGCTAACCCTCACCGAGGGCAACGTCCGCGACGACGACCAGATCCTCGAGGACATCGTGTCGCTCCGCGACGACGACGGCTGGAACATCCGCGAGATCCGGTACGACCGGGCGATGAGCTCGAACCTCGTCCGTCGTCTCGAGGAGGCGGGCTTCATTCTCGAACCCCAGAGCCAGACGATCGGCGTCATTTCGGGGCCCTGGAAGGAGCTCGAGCGGCTCTACCTCGGCGCGAAGCTCCGGACCGCCGGCAACCCCCTCCTCCGCTGGGCGGCGTCGAACGTCGAGACGAAGGAAGACGACAACGGCAACGCCCGTCCGGTCAAGCCAAACGGCAACAGCCCGCTCAAGGTCGACCCGATCTCGGCAACCCTCGACGCGATCGCCGGCTGGATGGCCCGCGACCAGGCAGAGTCCGCGCCCACGGGCCCGGCGTTCGTGAGCTACTGATGCCGAAGCTTCGCCGCCTGGCGTGCCGGTTGCTCGGCCACAAGCAGCTCGTCTTCCCGACGCGAACCATCGAGGGCACGCTGATCCGGGCCCGGGCATGCCAGCGCTGCTTCCACGTCTTCGCACTTGATCCGATCGTGTCGCGTCGTGCCCGTCGGGCCGTCCGCTTCGGGAGGGCTGGCTGATGGCCGCGCTCGCTGGTCCCGCACCGTACAGCTCGCCGTGGTGGCTCGAGCGCCTCGGCAAGCAGCTCGACGGCCGTCGGGCGAGCTACACGAACCTCGGCAACTATTACCGCGGCCAGCACCCCCTCGCCCTCAGCTCGAAGAAGTTCCGCGACGAGTTTGCCCTCATCTTCAGGGGCTTTGCCGACAACTTCTGCCAACTGGTCGTTCAGGCGCTCGAGGAGCGCTGCACGGTCCAGGGCTTCCGCGTCGACGGCGGCGCCGGAGATCGCAAGGCCTGGAAGCTGTGGCAGGACAACGAGCTTGATGCCCAGAGCCAGAAGGCCCACCGCGAGGCGTTCATCAAGGGCGAGTGCTCGATCATCGTCGGCCCCGGGCCATCAGGATCCGCGATCATCCGGGCCCAGAAGCCCGAGGAGGTCATCGTCGCCTACGACGACGACCCGCTCGTCCGGGCCGTCGCGATGAAGCGTTGGAAGACGCCCGAGGACCAGCAGCTCGCGACGCTCTACTACTCCGACCGCATCGAGAAGTACCAGGCGGCTGAGGGCTCGTCGCCGTCGACCTGGTCGGAGCGCCGGGTCCAGGGCGAGGACTGGCCGCTCGTTCACGATCTCGGGGTCGTGCCGGTCGTGCCCCTCGTCAACGATCCGGATCTCGACAACGTCGGCCGGAGCGAGATCGGCCCGGTCATCCCGCTCCAGAACGCCCTGAACAAGCTCATGACCGACATGCTCGTCAGCTCCGAGTTCGCATCGTTTCGCCAGAAGTGGGTGACCGGCCTCGCGATCCCGGTCGACCCCGAGACGAACAAGCCGATCGAGACCTTCAAGGCCGCGGTCGACCGCGTCTGGCAGGCGCGGGATCCGGCGGCGAAGTTCGGGGACTTCGAGGCGACCGATCTTGCGCCCTACGTGTCCGCGATCGAGACCGTCATCCAGCACATGGCGTCGGAGACCAGGACGCCCGCCCACTACCTCCTTGGCCAGTCGGGGTCGTTCCCGTCGGGCGAGAGCCTGAAGGCGACCGAGACCGGTCTCGTCGCGAAGGCCCGACGCCGCCATCGCGACCTCGGCGAGGCGTGGGAAGAGATCATCCGGCTCGGCTTCCGTGCCGCCGGCGACGCGAAGCGCGGTGCCATCACGACGATCGAGACCGACTGGCGGGATCCGGAGACGCGGACCGAGAGCGAACATGTCGACGCGCTCGTGAAGCTGGCCTCACTCGGCGTCCCGAACACTCAGCTCTGGGCCGATGCCGGTTACACACCGGAGCAGATCCGAGCCTTCGCGACCGCCTCGGTGCCGGTTGCTGAGGATCCGACGACCCTGGCGCCGAAGGTGGAGGCGGCCGGCATGCTGATCCGATCCGGCTTCGATCCGGCCTCGGCGCTGACCGCTGTTGGTCTGGATCCGATCAAGCACTTGGGCCTTCTGCCGATCACCGTCAAGGATGCCCCACAACTGCCGGCGCCCGAGACACTTACGACGGTGGCCTAATGAAGCTAGGAGAGCAGCTATGAAACTCGCACTCGCCAAGGAAGGCGGCCGCTACCAGGGCGACGGCCTCGACATCCAGTGGCCGCGCGGCGGCGGAGCCCGCGACGTCGTCACCGTCGACGACGACCGGTCGATCTGGTCCAAGCGGCTGACCGCTGCCTTCGCGCATGGCGACCTCGTCGAGGTCTCTGGCGCGAAGGCGACGCCGAAGCCCGCCGCCGCGAGCTCAGGCCCGACGTTCAAGGAGCTCCAGGCGAAGGCCAAGGCGCTCGGGATCAAGAGCGTCGGCGTGAAGAAGGCCGACCTCGAGGCGGCGATCGCCGCCGCTGAAGCCCATTGACATCAGGGAGGGACCGAGACTACCGTGACTGAACAGATCATCCCTGCGGGCGCGATGCCCGCCGAGGCCGGCGCGACGCCGGCCCAGAGCGCGCCGGCTCAGCCTGGCGCACCGAGCACCACCATCCCGGCCACGACGCCCGCGACGGGCGCCGCCGATCAGGAGGGCGCCGAGCTCGGAGACGCCGGCAAACGAGCGATCGATGCCGAGCGGGCCAAGGCAACCGCCGCTGACAAGCGGGCCAAGGCAGCCGAGGCCGAGCTCGAGAAGCTTCGCACCGCGACCCTGAGCGATACCGAGAAGGCGATCGATCAGGCGAAGAAGGACGGAGCCGCGGAGGTTCTCACTCGGATCCACGGCCAGGTCCGCCGGTCGGAAGTCCGAACGGCGCTCATCTCCGCCGGGCTCACGCCCAGCCTCCTCTCCCTCGCCGCGAAGAGCGACGAGTTCGAGGCGCTGAAGGTGAGCGACGACGGCGAGGTCGAAGGCCTGGATGACGCCGTAGCGGGCTTCAAGAAGGCCCACGCCGATCTCTTCGGCAAGCCGGGTATCCCCGGGTCGTTCGATACCGGGACCGGCGCCGGAGGCCGGCCGGCCGGCAAGCCTACCTACACCCGAGAGCAGCTCCGCGACACAGCGTTCTACGCGGCCAACAAGGCCGACATCCTCCTGGCGCAGCGGGAGGGTCGCATCACCCAATAGGGCTCTCAGCGAAGCCCGCCCGACAGGTGCCCGAGTGCGAGTGAAGGCACCAGCGTCGATCTCCTTACTCGCAGGAGAAGACC